AGAATTGAAAATAACTAAGAAGTGGTTGGAGAGGTAAATTTGGAGGTGGCTAATTCGTTTTACAAGGGAGGGGTTTATGCAAAGTTAGATTTTAATCAAAGAACGTGTTAAGGATTTAGAATAAAAGGCAGATAAAAACCAAGCTCATATTAAAGATTTAATAAAGGGTCAAAGTCAATTCTCAAAAGATGTCCACTCATTACGACAACTAAAAAAGGGGGGCCAGTTATGGCGGCAGTAGACGAAAGGGCCTGCAAGGAAGCGGTGGAAAGAATAACAGACAGAATAGAAAGAAACAGGGAGAGAATTATAGAAAATACCGACAGGTTAAATAACCACAGCGAAAGGATAAAAAACCTAGAGCAGCACCGTACACGGACAGAGGTACAAATTGACAATTTGATAGAGCAAGTAAAGAACCTAGTTTCTACAATACGGTGGTTCATGGGGTTCACCATATCTTTATTAGCGGGGTTTTTCATTTGGTATATTCAAAATTTAAGATAAAAAAAGGAGGAAATAACAAATGCAAGGGTTAAAGCAGCTAATTATTCTAGCAATTCTGGTAGAGGCAATCTGGGAAAACGGAAAGATGGTGTGGGAAGGCGGAAAGTTTTCCTACGATAAACTTGGAGCACTTCTGGTAGCTTTAATGTTTGCCTTTGCACTACAAGCGGACCTTTTAAGCCTGGTCGGTTTCACACCAAGACACAGCCTGCCAGGAATTATAGGCTCGGCCTTTATTATTAGCCGAGGCGGAAACATTGTTCACGATTTGATAGACAAGATAAATTATAGGAGGGAGTAGCAATGAGCAAAACAGCTAAAGGATTAGTGGATTTTGCAAAAAAGGCCTTAAAAGAAAACTGGGGGTACTGCTTAGGGACATACGGGAGTATTCTGACACCAGCATATCTGAAACAAAAACAAAACCAAGCAGGAAGAGTAGGAGAATATAATACCAGGCAAAATGCCTACCTTCAAAAATTTATAAACAAGAGGGTCAGCGACTGCTACGGTTTAGTGAAGGGCTTTCTATGGTGGCAAGGAGAAAACAAGAATCCAAAGTATAACCGCAGCCAAGACAGGAACCAAGAAATGGCCTACAACGCAGCTAAGGAAAAAGGACCACTAAGCACCTTACCAGAAATACCAGGTGTTATACTTTGGATGAAGGGCCACGCAGGNATTTATATAGGCAATGGAGAGTTCATAGAGTGCGTAGGAGCACCAGTAGGAATGAGNAAAGGGAGAATTGAAGGCGGAAGAGTAGTCAGNGGCTCCAAGTTTACCCANTGGTTTAAGGACACTTTTATAGATTANTCTGACGCACCAGCAGAAAANCCAAAGCCAGCACCAGAGAAACCTAGCGGACCAATTGATGTAGGGAGCAAGGTAGAAATAAAACAAACAGCCAAAAAATACAGCACGGGAGAAAATATCCCAGCAAAATACAAAGGCAAGGAATACACCGTGCAGCAGGTAAGAGGCAACAGGGCCCTAATTAAAGAGCTTTACAGCTGGGTAGACCTAAAGGACCTACTACACAAAACGCAGCAGCCAAGGATAGCTGAAGACGGACTGTGGGGACCAGAAACAACAAGAGCAATGCAAAGAGCACTAGGGACCGTGGTAGACGGGATAATCAGCGGCCAATACAAAAACGACATCACTAGACAAATATCAAGTGTAGATTATTCACACAAAAGAGGAAGTGATGTAGTGGAAGCATTGCAGAGAAAAGTCGGAGCAAAGCCAGACAGACACCTAGGACCTGAAACCATAAGAGCAGCCCAAAAGTATTTTGGGACAATACAAGACGGATACCTATCAAGGCCATCTATGCTAGTCAGGGAAATGCAGCGGAGACTAAATCAAGGGACATTTTAAGAGCAGGGGAAACCCTGCTTTTTTATTTTTTATAAAACTTTAAAAAAAGGCTTGACAATTAGAACACACTGGGCGATAATGTACTTAGAAACAAACAAAGGAGGAAAGAAAATGAAAAGATTTGGAGTATCAATAAGGGTAGACATAAACGAAAAAGGAATAGGGCAAAGCATGATAGCAGGCGGAACCCTAGAGATTAAAGCAGCACTTATGGCCATAATAGACGAGATAGCCCAAAGGGAGGGAATAACAGCTCAGGAACTTCTTCAAGAATTTATGATAATGGAGGAACAGGCCAGGAAATACGCAAGCAAATACATGGTAACAGCCAAAGGACCAAANGGGNAAATTGAANTAGTGGAAACAGACGACATAGCCACAGCAACAGAGGCCGTAGAGAGTATGGNCCAGGCAGGGTTCACAGACATAGAGATGCACAAACTAAATTAGAATCAAGGGCTGGGAAACCAGCCCTAGAAGGAGGNAGAAGCATGGCAAACAAAATAAAAGAGCTAAGACAAAAGAAAAACCTAACCCAGAAAGAACTGGGAGAAAAGTTAGGGATAACAGGTAGAGCCGTAGGGCATTATGAAAACGGAGTAAGAGAACCAAGTTTAGCTACCGCTAAATTAATGGCGGATATTTTGGAAACAACCATAGAAGATTTATTNAATTTATAAGAAAAGGGAGGAAGGAAAGTGAANAAAAGATTTGNAGGAATTTGTAAAGGAAGAGACCTTGTAGAAGCGATGACGCAAGCAGCAAAAGAAGCAGGCTGGGGAAAAAAGGAGGTAAGAGGAAATGATAAGGAAACTAAGACCAAACGAAATCGAGTGTAGGGTACAAACCATAAGAGAGAACGGCTGCAGCCTCCTCCTTTACAANGACGCAAGGGCAGACATGAAGATACTAGACGAAACATACGGGGTCACAGGCTGGCAAAGGACCCACGAATTAATAGGCGGGAACCTTTACTGCACCGTCTCCATTTGGGACCCAGAAAAAGAGCAATGGATAAGCAAACAAGATGTGGGAGTAGAGAGTTACACGGAGAAAGAAAAAGGGCAAGCAAGCGACAGCTTCAAAAGGGCCTGCTTCAATTTAGGCATAGGCCGAGAACTGTACACCGCACCGTTTATATGGATAGCTTTNCANCCAGGCGAGACCTACATCAACAAAGGAAAGCCAGCTTTGAACCCAAAAGTAAAATTCACAGTTACAGAAATTAACTACAACGACCAGNGAGAGATAGTAGGAATAAAAATAGTAGACCAAACAGGGAAGACTAGGTACGAAAAAAAGGCCACAGGAAGCCACAGGATGGCCGTAGAGGAAAGTAAACCGCAAGCCCAACCAAATACCCAAGGACAAGAAAAGAAACCCAGTAGCGACGAATTAAGCTGCCAAGAGTGCAAAGAAAAAATAACCCAAGGGGTGGCAACCTTTAGTATGAACAAATACGGCAAGCCATTATGCATGAGCTGCCAAAAGAAGCAGGGCTAAAAAAGTCCTGCTTTTCTTCTAATNCTTGACAANCCAGGAAACAAATGGTAATATAGGGACAAGCATTAGAAAAGAAGAAGGGGGAAAGAAAATGCAAGAGATAAGGCAAGACACAGGATACGGGCTCATACCAAGAGCCATAATGAGAAACAAAGAACTAAGCCTGCAAGCACGGGCGATTTATTCCTACCTGGCTAGTTTTGCAGGGAACACAGGCAAGGCCTGGCCCAGTGTAGACCTAATGGTCGCAGAGCTAGGCATAACCAGGAATACATTTTTTAAATACTTAAAGGAACTGAAAGAAGCGGGAGCGGTAGATGTTAGAAAGGAAGAAACGACAGACGGAACATTCGGGAAGAACGTCTACTACCTAAACAACCAACTACAACCGTGTACCAAAAAACAGGACACGGCACCGTGTACCAAAAAACCAGATACGGTAAAACCAGATACGGTAAAACCAGATACGGTAAATCAAGACACTAATAATAACAACCTTATAAGTAACAGTATTATAAGTAACAATACTAAAAGTAACAGTAATATCATGTCGGAGCAAAGCACCGACGACGACAAGCCGCTAAAATACCAAGAAGGCAGCCTAGAAATCAATATAGCTAAAGCAATGGTAGAGATTATCCTACAAGAAAAGCCAGACAGCAAAGTCCCAGGGCTAGAGGCAAAAGACCTGCAGGGTTGGGCCACAGATATAGATAGGACCATAAGGATAGACAAACGGGACCCAAAAGAACTTATAGAACTTTTCAGATGGGCCCAGGCAGACGACTTCTGGGTGGCAAATATACGCAGCCCAAGGAAGCTGAGGGAAAAATGGGACACACTAGAGCTGCAGAGAAGTAGAGGCAACAGACCCAAGAACAGGAACATAAACAACCTAGCAAAAGCATATATGCGAGCAAGAGAGGAAGAAGAAAGCGAAGGATTATTCTCATAAAAAAACGGAGGGAAAAGAAATGAAGAAAAGCGAAACAATACAAATATTAGGAGTAATAGCAGCAGCCTACCCAAACATGAAGGAGATAAATGAAACACAAATCAAGGTGTGGCACGAAAGCCTAAAGGACCTGGAAGCAAAAACGGTTCAACTAGCAACGCAGCAATACATTCTAGAAGGGACCTACCCACCAAGCATAGCAGAAATTAGGCAAAGAGCAACAGCAATAACACAGCCAGAAATACCAACAGCCACAGAGGCTTATGAAGAAGTCCAACGGGCAATAAGGAACTACGGATACAGCAGAGAGGCGGAAGCATTGGAAACCCTAAGCCCGATAGCAAGAAAAACAGCCAGGGCAATGGGCTGGCGGGAGATTTGCCACAGCGAGAAACCAGATGTAATACGGGGACAGTTTCTAAAAATGTACGAAATAGAAGCCCAGAGAGAGCAAGCGGCAGCAATTCTGCCAGAGGATATAACAAGGCAAATAAAACAAATAAGGGCAGCAACCCAAGAACTAGCAGAGAGGCTCCAATTAAAATAAAAGCAGGGAGGGGGGACCCTCCCATTAAGGGGGGAGAAAATGAACTGCAGATATGAAATAGCAGGTTTATGCAAACAGGCACTTGACTATAAAAAATACGCAGAGGAAAGGAAGTGCCAAAAGTGCTGCAGGAACTGCAAAACCAAGTGCGATTACTTCTGTAACAAAACAAAGGAGGAAATAAAATGAATAGCGTAAATTTAATAGGAAGACTAACCAGGGACCCAGAATTAAGATACACAACCCAGGGGACAGCAGTAGCAAGGTTCACACTAGCAGTAGACAGAGGCTACAGCAAAGCNAAGCAGGCAGAGGAAGAGGCTGCAGGAAGGCAAACTGCGGACTTTATAAGTATAACAACATGGGGAAAGACAGCAGAGGTGGTAGCAAACTACACAGCTAAAGGCCACAAGCTAGCAGTAGAAGGAAGAATTCAAACGAGCAGCTGGACAGACGACAAAGGGGAAAGGAGATACAGCACAGATGTAGTAGCAAACAGAATAGAGCTTATAGAGACACGCAGCAGCAACCAAGAACAGGACTGGGGAGCATACCTTCATCCAATAGACAACGCAGATACACCCTTTTAAATAAAGGCTTGACAAATGGAACGGTATGGGCTATTATATAATCAAAAGGAAGAAAAGGAAAGGGAGGAAAAATAATGGACCTATACCAAACCATCACAGACCAGATAATAAAGAAGCTAGAAGAAGGAACAGTACCATGGAGGAAGCCGTATCAAAGCAGCGGAGCAATAAGCTGGCACACACAAAAGCCATACAGAGGGATTAATGCTTTAATGCTAGACGACGGAGAATACGCAACCTTCAATCAAATAAGAGCAGCAGGCGGCAAGGTTAAGAAGGGAGAGAAAAGCCAACTGGTGATATTTTGGAAACTGATAGAAAAAGAAGACGACGACGGGGAAAAGGAAACAATCCCACTAATGAGATATTACAGGGTGTTTGAAATAAACAGCCAGGTAGAGGGACTAAAAAGCAAAAGAGAAACAAAAAAATTCAAACACAAACCAATAGAGGCAGCAGAGGAAATAGTGAAGAACTACCAGGAACCAAAATACAAATTTGAGAGAGCGGGAGCTTTTTATAACCCAAGTGAAGACCTAATAAACATACCACCGAAAGAAGACTTCTACGACATCAACGAATACTACAGTACAATGTTTCACGAAATGGCCCACAGCACAGGCCACAAAGACAGACTAAACAGAGAAGGCATAACAAACATGGCAACCTTTGGAAGTGAAACATACAGCAAAGAGGAACTAGTGGCGGAGATTACAGCCAGCTTATTGTGCGGGGAAACAGGAATAATCAATAGGACAATAGAAAATACAACAGCATACATTCAAAGCTGGCTAAGAGTACTAAAGAACGACAAAAGGCTTATAGTTTCAGCAAGCCAACAAGCACAAAAGGCGGCAGACTATATAATGGGGAGGAAAGAATGGACCCAGAAATAATAGAACACGTAAAGAAAAGAAGCAAAGGAAGATGCGAGGTATGCGGTTCCACCAACATGGTGGAGCTGCACCACATTATAGGCGGTAGCGGAAAACGGAAGCAGCACGAAACCAAGGAATCAGTCGTGGCCCTTTGTTTTTACCACCACAGAGGCACATACGGGGTGCACGGAAGGGAAGGGAGGGCCCTGGACCTAAAACTAAAAAGGCAACTACAAGAAAAGTACAGACAACAAGGATACACAGAGGAAGAAGTTAGAAGGAAAATGGGAGGAAAAATTTACTAGGAGGGAGAAAAATGGATATCAGAGAAAAGATAGAAAAAAGGGCTCTAAAAGCAGCAGAGACCATACTACAAACCAAAGGAACAATAAGAAGCACAGCGGAAATATTAAAAGTTTCAAGGACAACAATTCATAACGACCTCACGAAAATACTGCCACAAATAAACGGAGAACTTCATAGAAAAGTAATGGAGCTGTTCGAAATAAACACAAAAGAGAGGCACATACGGGGTGCAATAGCAACTAAAAAGGCCTGGGAAAAGAAGCAGGAAGAAGGTGGAAACGATGATTAAATCCTGGAGACGTTGGAGAGAAACAACCAGCTTAAGTAACGGGACCTTCTTAAAGTTTTATATATGGAGCCAGGTGATAATAAAGCCGAAAAGAAGAATAAGAAGGCTCTGGCGACGGTTCAAATAAAGGAGGAGCAAGATGGGAAAAACCAGTAGAGAAAAGGGGAAAAGAGGGGAGCGGGAATTCGCAGCCTTATGTAGAAAACACGGCTTCAATGAAGCGAGGAGAGGACAACAATTTAATGGGATAGAAGGAAAGGATGTAGTCGGCTTACCAGGCTTCCACGTAGAAGTCAAAAGGGTTGAGAGGCTAAACCTTTCAGCAGCAATGGACCAGGCCCAGGAAGACGCAGCAGAGGGAGAAATTCCAATAGTGGCCCACAGGAAAAACAGGGAGCCCTGGAGAATAACCATAGCAGCGGAAGAATTCCTAAAGATAATCAAAACAAAGATTGACAAATAACCAGACCTTACTGGTCAGAAAAGGAATAAGGAAGTTAAGTGATAAAGGATTTTAATACACATCATGTTATTTATGTGTCGTAAAGGGGGATT